CAGAAGTTGAAGATATTGCACAAGTGGTTCATTTGTATAACGATTACAAACAACTACCACTAGTTAGCACAGGGTGTGATAGTTATGCCAGTTGGGATCCACGCTTTAAAGATCTAAGTCCATTACTAACTACAGACGCTATTGTAGAACGCATTATGGAAATACTTCCACATGGTGAATGGCGTGATGAACATTTAGTTATTACAGGCGGCGAGCCATTGCTAGGCTGGCAGAAGCAATATCCAGACTTGTTAAAGCATCCTAAGATGAAGGGTCTTAAAGAGATTACCTTTGAAACAAATGGTACAATGAAGTTAACAACAGAATTTAAACAATATTTGCACACCTGGAAATATCATTGTGATGATGTTGATTTCTATAGAGACGTTACATTCAGTGTGAGTGCCAAACTGCCATGCAGCGGAGAGCCTTGGGAGGATGCTATCAAGCCCGAACGTGTATACGAGTATGAAGAATATGGTACAGCATATTTGAAGTTTGTTATTGCCACAGAAGAAGACTTTACTGATGCAGAACGTGCCATTGCCGAATATCGTGCAGCAGGATTTACAGGTCATGTGTATCTAATGCCAGTTGGCGGTGTTGAAAGTGTGTATGCAATGAACAATCGTAATGTAGCATTGTTAGCAATGAAACATGGACTAAGGTACAGTGACCGACTACAAGTTCCACTCTTTAAAAATGAGTGGGGTACTTAATTAAAGGATACATATGTCTAAAACATGTACAAGTTGTTTGAATCAAATGGATTATCTTGCAACAAGATGTCCTCATTGTACATCACATTATCGACCTATTACTCCTATATTTAAAACAGAAACTGAAATACTTATAATTGTTTGTATAATAATAGTAACCATTATTTACGCAATATTTAAGTAGCTTCTATACGTAATCTAAAGAGAAAAAAATGAAAAAGTTTATTAAAAATTTATTAGGCATTGTAGACAAACCAGTAGTTGTAGAAACCCCCGAAGTTAAAAACGAGCCAGTTATTTTACCCAAAGTTCCACGAGCAAAGAAACAAAAAACAGCAAAAGAAATTGCTACAGAAAAAAAAGAACCGTGGGTAGCAGTTATGGATACTCATGTTAACAAAGATAATATTCGTAACGGATTCTTTGAACTTGACTGGAATGAGTATTTTGTGTTAAAATTAAGAACAGAAGGATATCAAGGTGAAACAGACGAAGCGGTTGTTGATATTTGGTTCCAAGAACTATGTAGAAATATTGGAAGTGAGTCAGGCGTAAATATGGATCGTCGGGGTAGTGGTTATATTAATGTTAATAATTTAGGTGACGGTAGATCGGAAATTTCTTAATGAACAAAACATATATACTTGTAGATACAGCAAATACATTCTTCCGTGCAAGACACGCTACTCGTGGTGATCTTAATGATAAGATTGGTATGAGTCTTGCTACTGTATTAGGTAGTGTTCGTAAGGCATGGCGTGACTTTAAAGGTGATCATGTTATCTTCTTTTTGGAAGGCAGAAGCTGGCGTAAAGATGTGTATGCTCCTTATAAACGTCAACGCACAGAAGCCCGTGCTGCTCAAAGTCCTAGAGAAGCAGAAGAAGATCGTGTGTTTTGGGAAACGTTTGATCAGTTTAAAGATTACATTACCAACAAGACTAATTGCACAGTACTACAACATCCACAATTAGAAGCAGATGATTTAATTGCTGGTTGGATACAAAGTCATCCTAATGATAATCATATTGTGATCTCAACAGATGGAGATTTTGCACAACTTATTGCACCCAATGTTCGCCAATATAATGGTGTAATGCAAATTACAACTACACACGAGGGATACTTTGACGAAAAGGGTAAGCCTGTTAAAGATAAAAAAACTAATCTGCCAAAAGGCGCACCAGACCCAGCATGGTTACTCTTTGAGAAGTGTATGCGTGGCGATACCTCTGACAACATCTTTTCTGCTTATCCAGGGGTACGTGAGAAAGGCACAAAGAATAAAGTTGGTCTACGTGAAGCATTTGGAGATAGAGTAAGCAAAGGATATTCGTGGAACAATCTCATGTTGCAACGTTGGTCTGACCACGAGGGTGTTGAACATCGTGTACTAGATGATTACAATCGCAATGTACAACTGTGCGATTTAACAGCACAACCAGATAATATTAAAGAGTTAATTAAAGAAACAATAGAGACTGCTACACAAGCAGAAAAGAATATTCCACAAGTTGGAGTAAGATTGCTCAAACTATGCTCTGAATATGACCTTAACAAGATTAGCGAACAAGTGCAAAGTTATGCAGAACCATTAAATGCGAGGTATATAGCGTGAATGCAGTAATTTCAAAAGTTTTAATCCCTAATAAAGAGTGGATTATAGAAGGCAATGGTAAAAAGATTGGGTCTATTGCTAAAAATAAAAAAGGATACATATTCTTACGTAAAGGTAAAATGGTAGAAATTAAAAGTTTCAAAGAAATTGTTGATCAACTAGCAACAGTTGATAAAAAAAATAACAAGTTTGAAATAGAACCACTTACACATACAATTTACAACTATCCTTGTCGAACCAAACCATATAATCCTGTATATAATGTACAATCTAAATTACCTCTATATACAAAAAACTTAAAAAGTAAGAGTAGATATTGTGCTGGCTACTATGTTATACAATTTCAGAAAGGCTGGCTAAGAAGTTATTGTCCAAAATTAATTACCCTTGAACGGAATCCATATCATGGTCCATTTAAAACTTCACAAGAAATGAAGGTTGTATTAAATAGTTTAAATAAGGTATGAAGCAATTAAACACAATACCTATAGAAGACTTCCTAGATAAGACTAAAATTGCCATAAAAACTAATCAAAAAGTGGTAACGTTAAGTATAAAAGAAGCTACAGACTTGCAAAATAGTCTAGCAGCGGTAATGACACGATTAGCAGGACAGTCTTCAACAGATATTCCTACAATACAAGTTAAAATGGACGGCGGTAGATTTTAGAAAAACAGGTAAATATATACGCACATTTGGAGCGTATGTAATGAGTAGACCTAAACCGAACGTCTTATTAGAGATAACAAATAAAAAATCGTATAAAACAGATCAAGTTTTAGAGTCTGACGCTGTTTGGTCTGTATTTTATCAAGATAAACCTATTAATTTAAAGACCAGTAGTGTAGTTGCACAGGAAGTAGGACCAAAGTATAAGAAGGTATCTTTTGCAAATAGCGGCCATGCTTTTAACTTATCGGAAAAATTGAACAAAATGTTCAATACAACAGAGTTTTCCGTTTATAAACTAACTTCTGGTGAGAAAATCACCGATGAACCAAAAACTTAAAATCACCAAACTAGTAGCCGAACAATTAGGGCTAGCTGTTGACGAACAGTCAATAGACAAACTACGTCAGATATTTTGGAGTAATCCAAGACTCAAGAAAAATGGTGGACTTGGATTAACTGAAAAAGGATTTGAAAGTTTCTGTAATGCTGAAATCAAACATCACAGGGTAGCATTTGAAGAGCCAATGTTCTTAACCAATTCGTTATTATTATGGATTGACAACAATGTTGACTGTCCGTTTTACTTAACCCATAAAGAAATATATCTTTTTGGAGAAAAAATGGCAATTCAACTCATTTTATTTTCTGGAAATATCCAAAAACTACAAAGAGCACAGAAGAGATACGCAGAAATCACTTGACAAAGTGCGTAGATGTATGTATAATTAACGTATTGCAGCAAATAATCGCCGCAATACTAATTTAACTTTTTTAGAAAGATACCACTATGGCAGAAGCAATGAGCGCAAATCGCACCGTTACTCCTAACGAGGCGAAGCGTAGTATCCGTAAATGTGTGAAGATCCAGCGTCCTGTGTTCATGTGGGGCCCTCCGGGTATTGGCAAATCCGATATCGTTAAACAAATCGGTGACGAACAAGGACGTGAAGTTATTGATGTCCGTTTAAGCCTTTGGGAACCCACTGATATTAAAGGTATTCCATATTACAATAGCAACGAAAACACCATGACATGGGCTCCTCCTTCGGAATTACCCACTGATCCAGAATCAACTGCTATCCTGTTCTTAGATGAGTTGAACTCTGCGGCTCCTGCTACACAGGCGGCGGCTTTCCAATTAGTACTTAACCGTCGTGTTGGTACTTATCAACTACCAAAAGGTGTTAGCATTGTTGCCGCAGGTAATCGCGAAACTGACAAGGGTGTTACTTATCGTATGCCTGCTCCTTTGGCTAATCGTTTTGTTCACATTGAATTAAAATCAGACTTCGAAGATTGGCAAGAATGGGCTGTTAACAACAAGGTGCATGAGCAAGTTGTCGGTTACATTGGTTTTGCCAAACAAGACCTATACGACTTTGATCCAAAATCCTCAAGTCGTGCCTTTGCAACTCCGCGTTCTTGGTCTTTTGTTAGCGATTTGCTTAAAGACGACGACTTGGATGAGCGTACATTGACCGATTTGGTTGCTGGTGCAATTGGTGAAGGCCTTGCTGTTAAGTTTATGGCACACCGTCGTGTTGCTAAACAGATGCCTAACCCAACTGACATCTTGTCTGGTAAAGTAGAGAAATGCAATATCAAAGAAATCTCAGCGATGTACTCTTTGAGCATTAGCCTTTGCTATGAACTGCAAGATGCTTTTAATAAGAAGGCTAAAGATTGGGATGCACAGGCAGATCGTTTCTTCTTGTTCATTATGGATAACTTCCCAACTGAGCTAACTGTTATGGCTGCTAAGGTTGCGTTGACTAGCTACAATCTTCCGTTTGATGCATCTAAGTTGAAGAACTTTGATCGCTTCCATGACAAGTACGGTAAGTACATTTTGGTTGCAATGGAGAGCTAAAAAAGCCCGCAAGGGCTTTTTTTACTTGCTCTTTTGATAAATTTAATGTATAATATATGCTTAAACACTAAAAGGATACGCTATGTCTAAAGTAATGAAGGCTGAAAAAACTAAAAAGCAAGACTGGGCAGATAAAGAGTTTACTCCGTCTGAAAAAAATAAAATTCTTGAGAAACTTATTACAGCTCGTGTTGGTTTGCTATTGAAGCATCCGTTCTTTGGCAATCTTGCTACACGTATGAAAATGGTTGATGCTAGCGAATGGTGCAATACATTGGCCACAGACGGACGCACCTTTTATTACAATAACGGCTTTGTTCATAAACTAAATCCTAAAGAAGCAGAGTTTGGATTTGCCCACGAAGTTCTACATAATGTATTTGATCATATGGGACGTCGTGATGGACGCGATCCTACACTATCAAATATTGCCGCAGATTATGCCGCTAATCAAATTCTAAAAGATGAACGTATTGGTGTAGTGCCAAATTTTATTAAAATCTTTCAAGACGACAAGTATCGTGGTAAGAGCTACGAAGAAATCTATTCC